GTAGAAACACTTCATCTTCTCCTATGATATCATCACCAACGTCTGTGCCTGCGGCACTTGCATCCATGATTACATTATCACCAGCATTTGCACTAGAAGCATCTGTACCATCTAGAACAATGAACACATCCTCACCTCTACGAGCAAAAGGAGCATATGCTGTTGAAGTCATCTTCAATCCAACATTATGGTTATGAGTCAGTGATATCTCATCATTTGCACCAAAGGAAAGTATAGCACCATCATGTTGGAGTTCTAGGTCTTGTGTTAGAGTAACGTCACCATCTGAACCAATAGCGATGGCATCTGTATCTGAAGTATGTCCGATATTTGTCCCATTGATAACAATATTATCAACAGTCAGTGCTGTCAATGTACCAAGTGAAGTTATGTTACCTTGTGCGGCTGTTGTTAGTGTAACGTCTGCTACGTATGTTTTGATCCTACTAGCGGCGGTTTTTCTATTTGTGCCCCCTGCTCCATCATCAATAATAAATAAGTCGGCATCAGCTAACGCAGCTCCAATGTCTGTACCACCATCAATATCTAAATCTGCAACTGCTATGCTTCCATCTGGGAACACTGGTGCTTGACTAAATGTTACCACACCATCAGAGGCAATTGCAATAGCATCTGTATCACCAGCAGAACCAATGTTACCGGTATTAGGTATAACAAGGTTACCACTAAGAGTTGTAAGGCCACTTATAGTTACTGCACCAGAAACAGCAAAAGTTGAACCATCATAGGTCAAACCTGCTTCTGCGTTAAAAGTATTCTCACTTACAGAAGTAAGAATACGGTTGTTTGCTTCGTTAGTAATGGTTAAAGAACCAGATTGAACATTACTAACGTCTGAACGTAAAGTATTAAACTCTTGTCTGAATCTTTCTAAACTATCAGATGTCGCGACTGATGCTGCTGTTACTGTAGCCATCGTTTTATTTACCTACCAATTGTTGTAATAGAAATTTTATCTCATGCATTTCGCATTTGATATTATTTATTTCTCTTGTAACACTTCTTAATTCATCCCTTTGCTGCTGAGCAGCCTTGGAACGAGCAACTGCTCGTTCATAAGCATTTCTATTTGTATTTACAATAACACCAGAACTCATATCTCTTACAAGGTCTGTGTTTCCCTCAACTTTTCTATATTCTCTTTCACTCATATTATGTCGCCAATGCGATTGCTCTGAAGTCTTTGATTCTAGGTGCTGATGTTGAATTAGTTGCTTGCATTACAATCTTGATTGCAAATGACACAAACGGATCCAGTTCAGTACCAATACCGTCATCAGTAACACCGGCAGTATAAACATACTCACGAAAATCATTTATACCAGTAGAAGCACCAACAGCAACATCTGGTGATCCATTATCATTAAAGAATCTCCAACCTGTTTCGTTAAAGTCTGTCTCGTCATCCTCTCGGAAAATCTTATACATAACTTTTATTTCTGCATCAGAGCCTCTGTTTGCAGAATGAAGCACTTTCAATGCAGTTGCTTTCTGTTCAAGTTCTATCTGTTTTGTACAATAAATTGCAGCGTTATTATCACCGTCTGGTTCTGTTGAAGCAAAATATTCAGATGTTGGATAAACATCTGAGGAAGAATCAACGTTATTGATTCTATTTGCAACAGCAATCATAGACAATCTTTGAGCGTCAATAACTGGAGACAAATTACTTGAGGTTGAACTCAAGGTAAGATCTAACGACAAAGATTTCACAGAAGACATCTCATTGTCTTGGTTAATATCAGATGCCACAAGATATGGAACATTATAATATATATTCTCATTTAATGGAACATTGATTGCATCAGCAGCAGAGGTCTTTGTGAAAGAAGTTTCCGAACCACTTGGACTTGTTGCTGTTGACGGCCTTTTCTTTGCCGTTACACTTGTACCAGGAAGTGCAAGTAAACCAACTTGATACTTGGCAACATCATACAAAATGTTTTCCGTGGCAGTTGCATCCGTACCACCATTTCTAGACCTTGTGCTTGATGTACCATCAATAACAGCCGTCGCAGTTGAAGAAACAGTATAACTGTCAATCTCAACGTTTGCAACCGCAGTATGTGTCTTATTGATTTCTGTAAACGGAATTTTATGCAACATATACAATTCAACTGTCGCACCTTCATCATGAGATGCAGCAGTCGTTGAGTCTACGCCTCTAGTTGCACTACTAATTGTGTTTGTGCTGATTGCGGTATATGAAATAATCTCATCATCAATTTTGATAAAGTACACATTAGATGCATCTCTAGAATAGACACCACTAGTGTCATCAAAGTTTGTACCAGAAGCCAATTCAATAGTAGTAGAAGAAGAAGTTATCGCCGCAGACAATGTTGTGGTTATTCCAGACTTCACATTAGCGATAGTCACATTGTTTGACGTAGAATACATGCCGTGATCTGGATGGAACACTTTGATCACTGCACTACCATCCAAGAATTCTAACGGATTCTTTTCAAGAGTATTAACCGGATTACTATCATTCGTCAGAGGAATTGTGCCAGTCGATTTGCTGAATTCTGCCCGATAGATATTCATCTTTAGGTCTTCAGTTAAAGATGGTGCCCAAGTTCTGTTGTTGTGACCTTTGAACAGAACACCAAATTCTGGTTGTTCCGAAACAGTTCTGTCTGAGAACAAAACATTTTGTGCAGCATCAGCAGTTCCACCAACTTGAGCCTGTGCCAATGTAGATTGAACCTCTGTCTCACCCATTCGTGCAATCCAAACTTTATATGTTGGAACATTAGTAATAACGGCAATACAGTATTCCAGCCCACTCTGTAAATATACTGGCGATTCAAATTTGAAGTTAGTCGCTGTCTGAGCAGAAGTGTCAATAACAACATCATCAGGATCTTTAACCACTCTTCCAAAAGGTATAACTCTCGGGCCAGGGAAACCATTCTGCACTTCCCTAACTTCTACTGTAACAGGAAGATTATCATCCTTTGACTCAAAGAAAAGATCCACACTCGTCACAAACATACCACCGTTCACATCAACCAAGAAAGTTTGAGCAAGAGGGTCGGTGCAAGCACCGCTGACACCGCCGGTGGCGCCGGAGGTGGCGCCGGAAACGCCGGCGGAAGCATCGGCTGCACTTCCATCGCCGATATCGCTGTCATTAATGTCGTTATTAAAAAATTGTATTTCACTTCTAATTTCCGTAGATTGTGAAACTGATATTCGCCTTAACTCAGCATTTCTTGTTGCAATAATAGTTTCTTGTTCAGTTTGTAAAATACCAACAGCACTATAGTTTGTTTCACCAGCAGTAACGGGATCAGTAGAAACTATGTTTGTAGGACTTGAAGTTAATCTAAAAGAAACTTGACCTGTTCTAAACTGAGGATTACCACTAATTTTAGGATCAGGTATAGAGAAAGTTCCTTTGACTCTACCATTGGGACTTGTTATAATCGCATCACCATTAACCAAGCTTGCGTCATTTGTTGAGAACCCAGCCGAAGGTCTAGTGAAAGAGCTTACAGCCTGTGCATCAAAGAAAGGATATACCTGTGTATTTGGTAGAAAATCAAATCCATCAAAAGTAATATCTTTTGCTCTTACAAATGGAATTAATGCGGTTGAGATTACTTTCGTTCCTCTAGATTCTAGATCAACTTTCTCAACAACTTCTGTTCTGACACCAGTTCTGACTTGACGACCTACTCGTCGCGATTCTTGAAACTCACCACCGTATTCTATAGTTTGAAAACCGCTCCACTGTGTTTCCCAGGCATTCCAAACAGTGCCTATATTAGCGGATGCGGCTATAGAATTAAAGTTCCCTTCTTCATTGATAATCAGAGCCGGTGCAATTTCAGTTTCAAACCAGTCATCACCAGAGGGCGACAATGTTATTTGTCCAGTCCAATTTGAAAGAAGGACAGGCGTAACTCTTTCAGTTCGTGTTGCATACGGTTGTTCAAGAGCAACGATCTCTGTATAAGGTAGAGTAAGTAAATCTCCTGTTTTTTGATAATTGTTGTTGGCTCTGGCTGCATCAGTCGCGTTTAACTCTACAAAACTAACATTTTTGTATGTTCCTTGAGCCCGAAGTTCATTTCTCTCCATATCAATAGAACATTTGTAATCTTTGTGTTCAACATCACCAAGACGATGACCCTGAAAAGCATCAACAATAAAACCAGATTTAAATCTGTTCAGTCCGTTCGCATCAGTGATTTCAAAACTCTCTGCTTGGCGTTCCAAAAGAGAAAGGTGTGTATAATACTCAAGGTTACCAATACGGGTTTGAAGATTACCAATATCTTTCATGGTAAACCGTTGATGTTTCTCTCTGGTAATTACAATATTGTCAACCGAAAATGTATAAGCAGGAATGCGTATACTGGCCAACTTCATCGCATTTTCAGATTGTGTTGGGAATCTGGGTTGTTCATCAGATGCGCTTTCAATAACTCTAATCTTACCGTTACTGGCCATTTCAACAATTGCGTTCTTAGGTAAATAATATTCAAAATCTGCTTGCGCCAGAGAATTTGGTTTTGGACACTTACTAGCAGAAGAACCCGTACCAGTAAAAGAACGACTCATAATACCAAATGAAAATCCGGTAATTTCATCAACGGCCGTATGGTCTGTTCCTGCACCAGTGACATTCGCCACTGTTGGTCTGAAGTCAAAAGTATTTTGTAGTCTGGTATCTTTATATTTTGGAATATCAACATAATCCATTCTATCTGCTTCATCAGTGTACGAATCCACGGTGAACACATCGCCAGTGCCGTGTTCAAGATAATCATAGATTACAAGTAGTCTGTTTGTAGGAGCCGCGGCACCTCTACGTCTTATGATTCTAGAGATATCATAAAAGTTATCTCTTTGACCATTATCAAGAGTAAAGTCACTTGTAATAAGCTTATCACCGAGAGTAACAGCAGTTAGTGTTGCAGTTGCACCAGAAGATGCGCCAGTGATAATATCGGAAGTTGAGAACGCAGAGTCAGGAGCGCCAGTCATTACAACACTCATTGGACTTGTTGTATTGATAATCCTTGCAGTTGAACCACTAACACTACCAGTGATTTTTTCACCTCTTTTGAATGTGCCAGTTTGTGTTGTAAAACTAATCGTAGGAGCAACCGCATCAGTAGAAGCGGCAGTCGCCTCATACACCGCCGCCAAGGCAAACGCATCAGCACGACCCAAAGATATTTCTCTATCACCTGGGCGAGTGCCATATGAATCTGTTGTCCCAGTGTCCACTTTAAGTTGTTTCATCAATCTCGTTGTCTTGGTCTTTGGACTTACGGCAGTCTTCAACAAGGTTGCCATAACTTTAACTTTTGCACCACCTGAACCAAACGCACCAAGATTAGTGATAGTCAACTGTGATGTGCCACCACCAGCAAATCCAGTTGCTGCGCTAACAATATCACCCTGTTTGGCAGAACCACCACCGCCAGTTAAAATAGAGATTGTGTAATCTGATTCACTGTGTCCCAGGAATGTTTCGTTGCCCCCACCAGCAGATAAAGTGATTGCACCAGCTGAACTTGCGGTTGCAATAAACTGTTGACGGAAAGTGTATTGTGTATCAGAGACACCATCATTTGTTTCTGTTAACAAAGTCTTAACAGGAGTTTTAGTTAGATTGAAAACATTAATATTCTTTTCTGGTTCAACAAGTTTAGCAACTGGTGCAAAAGAACGAGAACCACCGCCTGTGAAAGTTTCTAAAGCCAGTGTCCCACCATCTTCCAACTGATAACGTTCATCTTCTTTATGAGTAGTTCCAACTTCTGGACTACCAAAGAAAGACAAACCTCCACTTTCAAATGTTGTTTGAACATCAGCAGTGAAGTCTTGGCCACTATCGCCACCATTGTCCTGCATATAGACTGAACGAACATTTTTCAAGTCAGGGATTATAACGTCATTAATAGTAAGGTCAACATTACCTGAGCTCTCTATGATCTGGTCAGACTCAGAAGAATCTGTTATTGTTACTTTTTCTCCCGAACTAAAAGTACCAACAACATTAACTAGGTTAACAATATTGTTACCAGAACGACCTGAATCCATAACCAAACCAGTGGCACCACTTGTCACACCTGTTACTAGTTGACCGCCACCAGAGTTTGAAGATAAAATCGTTGGACTGACATCATCACTCATAACAAGTGACGTGATAGCATTGATATCAAACAGATACAGTCGATAGGTCGCATCGTTTTCACCAGCGGTGCCAGAATCATACTGATATGTTCTTACACGAGCCACACCTATTTGTATGCCTGTTGCTGAACCTCTCGTTGAGATGTTGGTATCGTACAGTTGCAATTCATTGTAACCAACTGTTTCACCACTAATCTCTGTTACATCTGGCGTACCATAAACATTTGTAACTTCAAGGTAGTTCCCCAAATCAACAGGAGACGCACCCGCATTTATAGTATTAAAATCTCTACCTTTCTTAACATCAACAAGAGTAGGTGCAATTTTTTCTATCTCATATCCTCTGACATATGCTTTACCTGGCGATACTTGCAATGCCATAAAATCATCTGAGGCTTTATTACCATCTCTTGTGGTATCACCCGAAGTATAGACACCAGTAAAATCGGTTTCACCAACACTAACATCGACTGACTCTTTCATCTCAAAAGTAAAGGGTCTTACAGTATAATCACCAGATTCATCAAACGTTCTACGTGCCAATGTTTGTTCAAGAATGGAATATTCAGTGTCACGATTAAACTGTTGAAGAACACCATCTTCTACTCTGAGGATTTCAATAAAATCTTTATCGTCTTTAGAGTTTAATTCTTTAGATGTTAAAGTAAGCGTAATAGCTAACCTATGAGCACCTTTCGCATTTATATTCGATGTACCAGTCGCATTGTCAGCCAAACTCGTGTCTGACTCTGGTGTAACAATCGTTTCTACAACCTGGAAACCAACTCTTGCACTTGAATTGTTGTTATACTTTTCTATAACAAGTGTTTGATCTTCAACTTCAACAAAATAACCTCTAACAAAGAACACACCGGCCGATTGTTTTACAATGACAGATTTACCAGTTACAGGTGTGGTTGAAGCAGTGTTTGCAGTTTTAGATGTCCTTTGAACTTCAGATGCCTCTGTTATTAGTGAAGGAACATTTGCTTGATATGATGTGCTACCATGTTGCACCGCTACATCTGCACTCAAGTTTTCACCAATAGTGAATGAGTCAAAACCAGCAGCATCTAATGCGCTACGAGAAATAGTAGTAACATCTTCAGTGAAAGTTCTGCTTCCAGTGAGATTACTAGAAGTATAAACGCCAAAAAGTGTTGCCGGATCTGTTTCCGTTGCTTCAGTTGCAGCAATGACTCTAAACGTAACACCAGACGAGGCTCCAGTCAGTGTAACGGGATTGTCCTCATTTACATACTGCGAGACATTAACAGTTTCGCCACCAAAGTTACCTTGAACCTTGATATATCTTGGGGCCTCAGCACCACCCAAATAAGACGTTGAACCAGGGATTATTACAGTCCCATCTTTGAAGACATGACTGAATCCCTTTTCGATTTGATCTTGAATTGTAGATTGAAGTCCTGTCAGCTCTCTTGCTTGAATGGCAAAACCTGGACGAAATAATGTCTTTACATGATTTTCAGTTGAATCGAAATCATCGTAATACGGTGCTACATTTAGATTTGTAGATTCAGGCATTTAGAACTCCACTATAACTTTAATATCTTCAATCTGATCGTTTGACCGACTGATTGGTTTACGATTTTCTAAGTAGATAATGTTTCCACTATCAGCATCTAACTCAGGGTTCGCATATCCATCTGTAAACGTAATTGTGTTACCGCCAGCAAGGGTTACAGCAGCATCAGCATTTGCATCTGGCGTTCCTGTTGCACTGGATGTTGCTCCAGTGACAGCGTTTGCACCACTAAAGGCAACGTATGCTCCAGTGGTGCCATTTGTTCCGTAGTCACCAAATCTTTCCTGTGAATAGTACAGAATTGAGTTTGTAGAATCCCATTCGACAACTTTACCAATAGCACCAGTTGAAGCTTGACTAATCTTTTCGTCTACATCAAAAGTACCAGACTGTGAGGTAAGTTTCAGTGCGTATGTCATTCTTGCTGTGGTAATTGATGCAACAGAAGATGTTCCGTATGTATTAGGATCAACCACAAGACCGATCTTTCTAAAATCATTTCCTGTTGTAATATCATCACCTTCGGCACCTGTTAGAGTTGTTCCCAACATAACATAATGGCCGCCGAGTTCTTGCACAGCATTAAAACCATGACCACCTTTTGGACCAATTACCACTGAAATAGATCCACCAGAACCACCGATTGCAGAGGCACTACTGAGGGCGGCATCAGAAAATGTATAACCACTTGCAAGATTGACTGTGCCAAAAGTATAACCACTTCCCGCTGCATGAACTGTAGTATCTGTTCCCGCCGTCAAACCAAAGGGTTGAATCACACCACTCGACACGGTGATTCTTACAATCGCACCAGAAGATGTACCTTGACTTGTACCATCACCATAAACTGCTGCATAATAGGTTCCGTTTGTATACCCAGAACCACCAGTGACAATCAAAGAATCAATCGCACCATCTGTTGCAGCTCCGCTGACTGTGCTATCTGTAGTTACCGGCATAAAATCAGCGGTAAGAAAACTATTAATCTGAGCACTTGTCAAAGAATACATATATTGCAACACATAACCACCTAATGAAAACGGAGCATTTGAAGTGCTTGTAGGTTCAGTGCCACTATAAGCAGTTCCACCATTGTTGTCCAATACCTTATACACACGGAAATCAGAAGTCATAAAATAAAAAGTGGAATCGTACAAGTTAGTAGCACCAGACGTTGCTGTCACAGAAGCACTATAGTCCGGCCGGTACATATCAAACTTGGTACTGTTTACCCAGTTTCTACGTGGAATAACACGTTGAATTTCGGAAGAAGTAATCTTTTTGGCAGCAAGCATATCGTCCCACGAAAAGAACTCATCAGAGGGGCCATCAACAGGAGTCGGTGGCGATGAATCAGAACCGCCGCTTGTTCCCGAAGTATATGGTGTGGACTTACCTATAAAAAGATAATAGGTATTATTCGCAGACTCAGTGAATGATTCCTCAAACTGGTCGGCGTTATGAAGTCTAAATTTTTCTGTGATAATAGCTGCCATTTCTATTTTCCTAATTTATATTTATGATGCACTACCAGCACCAATAACTGTTTTTAACGTTGAACCAGATGAATTTACTATGAGCAAGGTAGAAGAGCTCTTCAACATATTCCCAGTGACCGTATCAGAAGAGCCGGTTGTTATAACAGTTCCTGTTTCATTGGGAAGTGTAATTGTTCTATCTGCTGTTGGGTCTGCAACTGTTAATGTGGTTTCGTTACCATTATCAGTGGCACCCTCAAAAACAATCGTTCCATCCTCAGTAATGGCCAAAGACGAACCTGTGATTGCAGCAAAAGTACCTGCTGCCGCTGAGTTAGCACCAATAGTTGTTCCGTCAATAGCACCCGCATTAATATCTACAGTGGCAAGAGTTGCCGTGCCTGTAGTAGAAATATTTTCGTTACCAAAACTAATAGAACCAGAACTATCTGTTATAGAACCAGCCGCAAGTGCTAATGTTCCTGCGTTTACAGTCGTGGATGTAAGTGTAGTAATTGTGGCAGAGGTTTGTGTTCCCGCAACAACACCACTAATATTAGGAGCAGATAACGATATAACACTGGCCGTTGCACTGATACCACTACTTATGGAACTACCATCACCAAGAGCAGTATACAATTCTACAAAGTTAGCATTAACCTTGGTTGCACCATCTCTTAGCGTGTCACCGCTACCATCATTAGCAGTTGCACCTAATCCTATTGATTGATATGCCATTTATTGCCCCTCATCTTCTATTATTTATAATGATTATTATGCAGCATCAAAGGTTATATTTGTTGAGTCAAATGTTCCAAGAGTAGAATCAAACGCACTTGCCTGCGCTGCACCAACGAGTGAAATTTCACTTATTGGTAAAGCAAGACCACCAGCTTCTGCTGTGGCACCAACTGACACATTTATACTGTTTTGTTCTAAGAATTCAATCGTTCCAGACTCTAACAACAATTCATCACCAGCATTCGTTGATGAACCATCTGTGCCATTCAACAAAACAAAACCACCCTCATTTCCTGGCACCAGATTATAAATTGTGCTCATAAGTTGAATACGATCACCATCGTCTCGGCCACCAGTGCTATCTAATAACAGATTTTCTCCAACATCAGTACCAGAAGCACTTGCATCCAAAATAACTGCTGAACCTGCATCACTTTGTGCGGCGTCAGTACCGTTCAAAAGAATATTGTCCTCAATATCCAGAACAGCAGATGTGCCGTTAAGTATAATATTATCACCAGCATCTGTTGATGAACTATCTGTACCATCCATTGCTATGAACACATTAGTGTCACGTTCATCCTGCAATGCTATTCTGGACACAACTAACTCTGTATGAACTCTGGCTTCTCTTGTGAAAGACACAACGTTTCTGTTACCGAAATTTCTTTCTGGAATAGTGCCAACATTAGTGTCGCCTTCAAATTCAATCAAACTACCCTCAGTCATTATCTTTTCATTTTCAAGAAGACCGCTTTCTATAACAACATTGATACTACGATCTACAGCACTGATGGTATCATCCTCACCTATCAGATAACCATTTGCATCTGTCTCTGTTTCCAGTTTAAGAATGTTTACATCAGAACCGTTTTTAAGGAAAGCATTATCCTCAGAACCAGACTCAACTGCTATGCGGCCAACTTCAGTATCTCTAAACCTACCAGTGGTTTCTAACAATATGTTTTGACCGTTCTCTGATATTATTACCTCGTTTCTTACTTCATCTGCGTTCAACTCAAACACGATGAAATCTTCTAGAACTAATTCATCAGATGCTGCACTTTGTTCAAATACAATACTACCCTCAGGCTCCTCAGTAAAGTTTCTAAACCCAACACCATTTAGAATAAGACTTGAACCTGCATCCAGTGATTTTTCATTTGTCCCATCCAACAACAAACTACTACCTGCATCTGTGGCATCACTATCTGTGCCATCAAGTAAAATGTTGTCACCTACAGATTCTAGACCCACACCTTCAATATAACCCACAGTGTTAAGACTAACAATATCTGATATTGATAATGAACCTATTTCATCAATTTTGACAGTAGAGGAAGTTGAGTTATCCAAAAAGTCCTCGTAGACTATTCTATCTCCAGCACCAGTTTGGTATTCATCAAAACCATCCAACACCAAATTATCTTGCATAATAATAGGAGCTTTATCTCTATTACCAGCTTCTAATTGAACGCCAGGTCTATCAAAGAAAAGTGACCCAGGCAAAGTGTTAGCAAGTAAAGGCGCACCATAAGACCTTCTTGTTTTAACAAGTTGTGGCGTAACATTAAGTTTTGTTACCTTTGAAACCGACCTATCAAGAATGCCATTCTCACCAAGTGCTGTTTCCATAAGTAACAAACCACCACCAGTGCCTGTTTCCAAAAGAACACTACCGTCACCAGATTTGGGAGAGTTTTCTATCGCAATATCAAGCCCACTTTCAAACTGTAGATTATCGCCATCTGTTTCTTCTAAAAGTTTATCGCCAATAGCGACACCATTCTCTGTCAAAAGAGAATCAAACAAACTGCTCTCACCGTCTGTTGAAAGAACATTCTCACGAACGCCGTGATTAACTTTTATGGTTGGACCAAATATCAACCTGAACAGTGAGGCAAGTTCTGGTGTAAATGTGTCATCAACTGTAGCATCAGCAACACCAGCTGCAGTGACACCAATGCCTGCTGAAAGTTGTGTTGAGATTGCAATCTTACCAAATGGAGCAAAACCAGCTGGATGCACAGATGCCTTTAACTCATTCATATATTCAGATATGGCTGCGTTGACTCTTACCTCATAAGAAAACTGTTGATAAAAATAAGAGTCTTGAACACGGATATCTTTATCACTGATATGACTATCATTATTAATGTATCGACCTACCCGAGTTGAAGTGGTTCCGAACGATGCCTCTGCTGTTGCTGTGCCTTGAGAGAGAATTTTTGCTGTTGCACCATTAGACGATGTGATAGTATCTCCAACAAGATTGAAAACATTCGAGCCAGGTTCCAGAAGAACCTCATCACCAGCATCTGTCGCACTATTGTCTGTACCATCTAAGGCTAGTTGATCACCAAGAGTTTCATTTTCCATTAATAATTCAGAACCAGCATCAGAACCAGATTCATCTGTGCCATCCAAGAGAAGATTGTTGCCAGAGTTTTCGTTTAGTATCCGGCCACCATCTTCAAGAAGAACATTACCTAAACCATCAGATTGATCTCCGTCAAAGATAACCTGATCATATAAAGCTTTACCAGATGATACACTAGTTACATTTGGTGTGTTTTCTGTGATAAATGTTTCTAGGTTTTCCCCAAGAAGTCTACCATCTGGAGTATTGACATGCTTTACCGATTGACCCAAGTTTGAGTAGGCACTTGAATCAGTAGCAGTCTCTAAACTAATTTGGAAAACATCGGCATCATGAGCATCTAACAAGATTTGACCTGTCTCATTTTCTAAAAGAATATTTGACTCTACTCCAGCAGAGTTATTGAGCAAAAACCCAGAACCAACTTCATCAATAACTTTATAGATTGTAGCAACAGGGCCGTGATCTGGACGACCAGGCTCAACGATATCAAAATCCTCTAATTGAACACCGTCATTATATGTACTAGATTGTTCTAAATTGATACGATCATTTGGTGGAGCATCTATTACGAGTTTTTGCGTATCCGAATCATATGAAACTACTGAACCATCATGAGTAGTAAGTTCTTCTTCTGTTAGAAATGTTCCAACAACATCTTTGAGAATTAGATTTGTATTTAATGAAACATCTGGGGCAACTGAATATTTGAACCCTTCATCAGTAACCTTAATTTCGGTCACCTTACCAATATCAGTTGTGTTTGCAATAAGGTTTGCGTTTGCACCATTTTCTGTAATGATACTTAGATTCGGTAGTGAGGTATAACCACTACCAGAATTAGCTAAAAACACTCTATTGAGTTCAGTCTGTTCAGATTCACCAAACGTTTCTGTTTCTAAAACAATACCATCTGACGATGTACCATAGGCATCCGTCAACAATAAAGATTCTTCAGATAAAAGTTTATCACCTAATCCGGTGCCGGTTGTTCCATCTTCTTGACGTAGTTGTGAACCGTCATTAAGAGCAGGCCTGCGAGTTTCAAACAAACTATAAATGTTACTATCAAAAGTTGACTTGGCATTATTCTGGTTATCACTTGGCATCCAAAAAGTTATGCCGGGATATTGGTCAAAGATATATGCATTGGCCTTCACAACCGCAACGTTTGGTGTGATTAATATCAAACCATCACTTCCACCCATATCAGAGGTAGTTGTCAACTCTGGGTCAGAAAAAGTGAATCCACTTGTAAGTCTTATATTACCAAAAGTGTAACCACTACCTGACCTATGAATTGTAGTTTCCGTTGCAAATGTAGTGCCAAAAGAGGCGATCTTATTTTCTCTAACGACAATTCTTATAACAGCACCTGTAGCCGTCCCTTGATTATTACCATCACCAGACACCGCTGCATAATAGGTTCCGTTTGTATAACCAGAACCAGCATTGACAACATTTACAGAAGAGATAGCTCCACCTGTTTTAGTTGCACTTACTTGTGCCTTTCTTTTATCAACGTACAAAGGATAATAATATAATGCACTATCACTAAATCTTCTATCAGTGCCAAGAACAGCATAAGGTTCTGATGCAGCATCGACTAGTTCAGTACCATCCAATAGAATCGATGAATGAACAAGTTGTTGATCTGTACCATTTTCTAAAAGAATATTTTCTGCCGTACTATCTGTGCTGTCTTCAGTGGATAACCTACCACCAACAACAGATACAAAGGCACGAGCATCAACAGAGTCAGCATCAGCACTTACAGCTGTAAACTTAATCGCATCACCAACTTTGTATCCAGTGCCGGAACTATCTACAAAAACATCACTAACCCCACCTGAAGTTATTTCGCTTACCTCAGCAGAAACATTACCGTTACCAACTGATGTGTCTACTGTTAGACTATCACCTTTACTATAAAGTAATCCACTATCTGTTACTGAAATGTTAGTCACTATTCCTTGAATAGTGAACTGCATGTTGATGTCTGCTGTTTCAGATATACCTGTAAACGTTTCTGATATGGTAAAACCGCTACCTTCAATGGTGTCTTCGCGAAGAGAAAATTCAGTTACGCTCTCTCTACCCTGCTGAAAAGTAAATTCGGAAATAATTTGAGCCTTTGTTCCAGATGACGCGCCGGTAATGTTTTTACCAACCATGTCAGCAGGAACAGCACCTGATGTGTCAGAAGTACATCGTATGATAATAGGTTTGGACCAATTACCATCACTTAATCTCAACATATCCTTTTCAGGATAATAAATCTCAGCTTCCTGTCCTAACAGAATTCTAAAAAAGAGTTTATGACCTTCAGACGTGCCTTTTGCCGCATACAAATCTCTGATTTGTTTAATCAGGTTTCGTTTAGATACACCACTTGCAAGAGATGTAGGTATGGATTCCATGAAGGAATCTCTAAAGGCATTTAGAAAATGATCTACCGTGTTATCTGGATCTGCATATTCAAAAAGTTGTTGAATGTTCTGTACAGGATTGGCACGATACTTGACCAAAGTGCTAGTTGCACCGCTAGTGCCACCAGTGATTGTTTCGCCTTCTTTGAATTTTTGGTTGGCAGATATGTAAAGAGTTTCATTGTCGTCTACTAGTATTGTAGCAGTTGCTTTACTTGTCCCACCAGTGATTGTTTCGCCAACCTCAAACTTACCTGTGCTGTCCTCAAAAACAATTTTACTTGAATCGTTTGAACTAAATCTATCAGTACCATCTAACGTAAGAAAACTAGTTGATGCGGTTTCAAGCAAAACCTGATCTACTGTTCCTGTTATGGTTATTTGTGCAGATTCTAGAAACTTATAATACTGTCTCAGAAAATCAACAAATATAGGATGGTCAGCCTGAATATAATCAGGAACCTGACCATCAATCAGATTTGACACCTTGGTTGTTAGTTCTGAATCACCCATTTTTAATAACCTGTACCTGATGGACTTACAGATGCAGAGGGAGCAACATAAGATGATCCACCGCTGTCATCTCCCACAGCAATACTATCAATTACTCCAGTTACAGTAGTGTTAATTAAATCAAGTTCTAGGATTTGATTTCTAAGTGAAACGATGTCACGAGAGTTTGGTACAACTACAATCCTAATAAGAGTGGAGGCCTCACCATCAATATCTGAGATACCTGTTATGTTGATTTGACTAATCTTAACATGACCAGTGACATAGTTCACGGTGCCGATTGTTGGATTTGTATAAACTCGATCACCACCTAGAGCAACGTAGTAAGCTCTCACGTTACCATTACCATCATCATCAAAAAAGTGTTCTTCAGTTCTACCAAAGATATTGAATCCCGAAGAAGTTAAAATACCACCAAGTTCTTGATTATGACCAGCATGAGGATTAAACAATGCATTGTTAAAAAACAAATTATAGTCTCTGGCACTGCTTAAAGTAGGTGAAAAATATTTCGCAAGTCTTGGGACAGCAGAGCTACCAGTTATGGATGCATCTGTATCATCAATCGCTCTTAACAAAGAGGAGTTTCGTATCACGGCATCAAATTTTGAAAGTTCTGTTGTATTGTATGTTGTGAGTGTCGATGTAACCTCAGTTTCTAAAGTGTCTTTTGTCTTAGTCGTTAGATTAGAATCAAACTTAAAGTTCACTGTGAGAAAGATATCTGTGTAGTCTGGATCCACAATAACAGGTGTAATCGATGCAACCTTAAACGGTTCTAAAGCTTGTATCAAAGTAGTTTTCTCTTCAAGACTAAGATTTGTTCCTTGAGTATTACTTACAGAAATGAACACTCTACCATACTCTGGTGTGCTTATGACACCAAGACTAGGATCGAAAGAACCATTTTCTCCACCAAACACTTGAACATTTTCAGCATTAGCATAAAGTTTTTTCACAAAGACCTTATAATCATCTGTAGTAACACAACGTCCCTGTGCGGCATAGTCAAGAGGAGCTGAGAGTTTGATAGACTGAATACTTTCTGCTGGCAATCCACCATTTGCATCTTCAATAGTAATCGTATCAATATCGGTAACCGTGTTGATTGCACCAGAGGCAGTAAAAGAAAAAGCACCGTTTGCTTCACCAATGTTAGTGACAACGTATTGAAGAATAACTATGTTACCATCAGACAAAGCCTTACTTACAACACCATCACCAAAGTATACTTCAAACCTACCATCGTCTATTTCTTGCAGATAGTAAACAGCACTCGTTCCTGTCAACTGTGTGATGTCTGTTGCTTTTGTATATGCTTCGGTAGTGCTATCAGTTGAGGAATTTTGCACCTTAACAGTAAGAGTAGATGTATCTGCTAAATTGCTTGTCAATATAAATTTTTGATTAACATTAGTGCTATCAACTGTGTATCTTGTTGTTACATACGTGCCCTCATAAATTGGCACATCTGAAAACAGAAGACCTGAACCAACTTGAGAAGCAGTAAAATCAGATACAGTGACAAACTGATAATTGACATTATCAATTTTAGTAGTAAACACTTGACCAGCGTTCATATTTGCTGTGGGGAGTGACCGATCATTAAGAAAAACATTCACTCTAGCTTTTGGAGAACGAACTGATCTGACTTCATATCCTAAAGTCTTGGCATGAGACACCACACTTGAACGCAAAGCAGCACTATCAATGAACATTTCATTGGCAACCATATTAGCATGGAAACTTAAATAGTGAGTATTGTATGCGAGCACATCTAACAATGCACTCATACCGGAACCTTCAAAATCATAATCAAGAAATTGGTCTTGATTCTTCAAAAAAGTTTTGAGATTACTTTTTATTGCGTCAAAATCAAGTTCAGAAATATCTAATTTTTGGTTGTTTGCCATTACCTTAATGCCTCCAATAGCACATCTAATTGAACTATTTCGCCTGGAGCATTTATCACTTCAAAGGTTACTGTTATATCATATGCGTTGGCATCTATGTTATCGATAACGTCAACACCCAACAACAATGCTCTAGGCTCATAGTTGTTGATGACATCCTCCACAGATTGTGCCAATGCAATTGCAGTTAATGGACTGACAATTTCAAACAACAAGTCTCTGACACCAGAACCAATCTCAGGATGAAAAGGCTTCTCATAGAAATTTGTTAAAACTAAATTTCGAACTGACCTCTTGACTGCTGTGATGTTTGTAAGAACATTAACATCGCTATCTCTTGACCGCCGTGTAAAGAACAGGTCTAAGTCTCTATATGTCTTAACATTTAGAGTTGATTCATTATTTCTTTCTGCATCTCTAAGTGCTGTGAGTTCTTTAAATGAACCTGTTCTTTCTACTGTGGACACTGAACACTCCGTTATTTTTATTATTTATAAGGGATGTGGAGAAGAATCACGGATTTAAATTTATACTATTGGTTGGGCTTGGCGTTTGATCACCAGAATGAAGATTAAGTATAGTTCCAGCGGTTATATCTGTCGTTGTAGTGGAGCGAGTATCAATATTACTCGCTGCCTTCAAGGAAATGGTTCCTTCAGCACTATCGTTTGTGTTGATAGCAACATTCTTCATAGCCGACAACAAGATGTTTCCCGTAGTTGATATAAGTGAAAGTCCTTCTGTAACGCCAAGTGTATCCTTACCGTTTATAATACTTGTTCTATTTTTATCAACCACCAAGTCATAGTCTTCTGTAACGTGTAATTTATAGTCTTCGTTAATCTGTGCAGAATAGTTGCCTCGTATTTCTACCTCATAATTACCACCGCCACCTTTGGCACCAATCTTTGTATATCTACTACCATGAACTTTTTCGTGGTAATCGCCTTCAACTTCTAGAATGTAATCACCCTTTACTAGTTGACGAACATTACCGTTAACAGTAAGGTTCAGAGCATCTTCTCTACTAGCTCTACCTCCTGCTCCAATGAATATATTTTTTTGTCCAGCAATGATTTCATATCCATCGCCTATAATCCTTACTCTTTTGTCACCGTTTGGTAAATACTCATCAAGTGTTCCTGTCTTGTGTTGAGTGAGCAATCGTTCGCCACCAAGAGTATCATCCACAACTCTAAGGTGACCGGCTTCACTTTTTTCAACGTGAACATAAGGATACTGAGCACTCACATAAGTTTCATCATTGGGATCAACACCAGCATAATGTGGCTCACTCATTCGCAATTGTTCAGGATCTTCTGGTGTACCGGAAACCTTTGGATCATCTGATACAGATGATAAGTTTGGTTTAGTCGCTACAGGTATACCGTTTCCATTTTCTTTTCTGTGTTCTAATGACCTGGCTCTTTTAGTGTTAGGTTCAAGTTCCTGACCTTGAGTTCCATCAGGTAAAGTGCCCTTTGAACCTTCAGGTGTGCCTTGGTCCGAATGTCCACCTTTGCCTGAGTCTTGTATAGGGTTTGGTCCGCGTATTGTTGTTTGTATCGTCATAGTATTGCTCTTTTATATGATCTCTTCAACCGCTTCTCTCAGTCGTGAAGCACCCTTTTTTAGTTGTGGTTTAAGTTTATCAGCAGCCCCCTCTAAAAGTTTACCTGCATCCTCTATTTTACTAGAAAGAGCAGTCAAGTCTAAAGGAGTTTCCTGTCCAGCAGAAAACAGACCTTTGAGTTCTATAGGAAGATTGTTTACTTGCTCCTGAACATTTTTTCTTAGAGTAGGAGCGTTCTCAGATAATGCCTGAGAGAATTTTAGGATTTCTCCATCAACAGATTTCATTTGCTCTGTAACTTGACTCATCACTTTATCCAAATCTTTGGGTATATCAAGTTTCGCAATTTCTTCTTTTACATCTGAAAGTTCTAGTTTAACTTTCTTAGCAATATCATCAAAAACAATTTTTCCTTTACCCTCTCCAGCAGTAAATGCTGCAATATTGTTTTCTAGTTTCTTGGTTATCAATGTTATGTTAGCATTTAGATTCAATTCAGTTGCTTGTTCTTGTACAGAGTCAACAGCAGCCAAAAGAGACTTTTTTGCTTTCTCTACAATTTCACCAGAGGGAAGTTTTTCAAGATTAGGAACAACCTTAGAGATTATATCAGATATGTCGCCACTACCTTTACCAACTAAACCTTTCAGTTTATTTTTAAGTCCTTCTAGTTGGCCAACTTGAGAGGTAAGGTTATTCTTCAAACTTTTCAACGCCTGCTTGTTTATTGATGGAATTTGAATTTCTTCTGGAAGGGTATTAATAATTTCTGTTCTATCAAGTGAGTCCATTGTTTCCTTTATTTGTTCAGCAACATCATCAGTTAGTGACCCACCAATATTTTGAAATATCTCAAACGACTTAGTAAGTTCTCCTAACGGATTGCCGAGATTCTCTATCTTTGATTTCATATTATCAATCAAATCATCCATATCACCCAATTGTGTTAGCACATTAGGGTCTGCAGCGAATGTCAAAGTATCAACTAGATTATCTAAGTCTATGCCTTTGTTTGTTAATGCCTCACCAAATGTATCCTTTATAGACGACAATTGCGATGCCACATTTAATCCACCGAGTTTCTTGGAAAGCAAATCACCAAGTTGGCCTTGCAAATTTATGTTAGGAAGCTCAGGTATCTGTGGAATAACTTTGCGAAGTTGCCCGAGCACTTCAACAGATTTATTCTTCATCAATGGAGCAAGAGTAGCCGCACTTGTTGTTAGACCACCAAGTGACTGACTGATCACATCATCAAGTTTTTGTTTTGTTAAATTGATCTCACCAGAAAGTTCTTTTGCGATGTCGGGCATATCTGCAAGACTTGTTGGTATAGATAAACCTTCAAGACCTTTTGCAGCACTTTGTAAACTACTCAAAACCTCATTATCGATTAAGTCAGGAATGACATCTCTAACGGACTCTGCTGTTTTTATTAAAGTTTCGCCAAATTCATCAAATTGAATTCCTTCAACTGCGGCCAATACTTTGCCTGGTAATTTAGGATCTGCAATCATTTTAAATCTCTCTAGCCGCAGAGGCCGTTAGTGAAGCACTTGTCCTTCTCGGTCTAACAACATATGCAATATGTTTAGTAGACATTAGTTTTGAAGATAATGCGTTGCTTTGATTTCCACCCAAAACACCAATCCGCACCGCTGGCTTATTATTAATATCTGTGAATGGTTTTGATTCACCAGTATAAAATCCAACATGACCTGTAGAACCACTACCCGCTGGCCACTTATAAACTATTACATCTCCTTTTTTAAGTTTATCTACAGAAAAGTCTTTACCCGTTGCTATCACATCACCATACTGAGATGCTCTAGTTCCGAATACTTGAGATCCCATTGTGTTTGGACTTTTAAATCCACAACGATTGAGTGCGGCTGATGCCCAAGCGGCACACCATAGAATTTGACTATCGGGTAGATTTCCAACTTCCCTGACGACATCTGGGCCACCGTACTCTTTAAGAAGTCCTCTGATGTTAGAATTTGCTGTGCCTTCTATATAATTTGAGTATATTGTTCTGCCGCGATTATCTATGGTGGATGGGCCAAACACACCATTTTCTGCACAAGTAACAACATCTTCTACATCATCCTCTACTTCGCCTGTCGGTTCGTATGGTTCTGCATCTGCAAGTGTCTGTCCTGTTGCACCAGTTCTTGATGATACACGATAATCAGATGATGCGCCTGGTGCATCACGTCCTGCAAAACAACCTAGAATAACAGGATGCTGTTTATCATGTGCATCAAGAAAGAAACCAAACACTGTGGTTCCTTCTATTAGAAATGGATTTGTTCCGACACCGCTAATGCCAGGGGATGTTATTGGATGCAGCACAGTCGCCCACGGTAAATCCTCAGTGGGCAACTGATCTCTGTCTTGAGTATGATAACCTATACAGCGAACCTTGACTCTACCCAATCGTAAAGGATCGGGAATTGTTGTTACGCCGGAAACTTGGACTTGCTCAGTTCCATTTGGTTCACCATCTTCATCATATGTAGTTTGTGTTATAGTTCTTGTTCCAGCATCGTGTGTTATTACACGAGCTTCTACTTGGCCAACAAACCAGCAAAAACCATCAAGTCCAGCAAAGTTTGAAACATCTTGAAGTTTCACAATTACAAACACTCCTATTATCGAAGTATTTATAAGTGAACTACAACCTGTTAACGTTGCCCCTGTTACCGTAGACAGAACGCCATTGGCCTAATCCACGATTCTCTAGTGTCTGGATGTGTGAGAAAGGATTTATTGTGAGATTACCAGCGATGACAATTCTATCATCACCAATATGTGCGGGAACCGAATGATTAACCCAGCCAGGAAACATAACCATCATACCTGTCTTTGGCATAACTCGCAAAGGTTTCTCAGCCTTGTCAAAGTTCAATGGTGCTGAACCTTCAGGGCAGTTCACATAGTAAACAAAGCTCCAAAGATGCGGCCAATGATTATGCATGATTGTATAATCACCATCTTTATATATGGCACCCCAACAATCATAAGCAATCATATCTAATTGGTGTGGATTGTTCTCTGTTGCAATATCAATTGCTCTATTGCAAACCCACTGAAAACCTTTAGAGTTATCATGCATGAACCAATCAGTCATATGTGCTTTGACATTGGTTTTCTTGTGTTGGGTATCACCGTATTCGCGAATCTGTCTTTCAAGATTCTCATTAAGTGTTAAGTCCTGATCAGGAATTTCTTTTGAAGCCAAAGGCATCAAGTCCACACTGATAACAGGAAACTTTTCTATAAAATTTTTTGAGAGCGGTGTTCTCTCAAACATCGATGACGGCTTGTTCTTTCTCTCCAATGTCTTCGCAAGATTTGACAAACTGCTCATAATCTTTCATTTTCCTTTCAACATTATTCATATAATATCTCAACAAGAAATTAACATCATCTATAATTTCTTGTTGCATATCACATCTCTTCTCTAGGGTTTCTATTTTTTCTTCTAGACTAAGGCAATACTCTAGCGAAAAATTCATAATCAAGTTCTTCTCAATATAGTAATACTGCCCTGTCGATACTTATGTGGTTCAATTATATCTAATCGCTGTATATGTGAATTGGTTTCTAGAAACTTTGATATAGTTTCACCATTCTTGTTTTCTTTACCTTTGAAGAAAGTAAAGTGAACGACAAAATACTCTTTGACTATATCAAAATAATTATCAAGAAAGAATTGCAATTCGATTGGGCCGCCGCAATCAAACCAACACATATCAAATTCAGAATAGGTGTCTTTCACTTGAGACATAATATCTGGATTCATAAAGTTGCCTTCAATGAAGTCAACCGTGTTTGTTGCATTGTCAGTAATCAACTTTCGCCTATTGTCTGCTCTAGTCTCATCTGTTTCTAAACTCTGATCATCAATCACGACCAATCGTGGATCGTATTTTGTTTTCATGAATTCAGGATCGCAATTACCATCCCAATGCAATTCAAAATTATTTTTCAAACCTTCCATAAGAAAAGGCGTGGTGTAACCAAACCCAATCTCTAATACCTTTTGTGGTCGGGCCATTTGCATCAAACCAACGAGAAACGGGCCGACCTTTTCTGTGCCATATCCTGGCGTGTACCATTCTTTATATTTCATTATAATCCATGTCCAATTAAAACAATGCAAACAAATATTATACTAAGTCCAATTGTACCTAGAATCAATAAACCTAACACTTGAAGCGCTACTGATAATGATATCAAAGGGTGCCGTATCAAATAATACATTAGAAACCCAACCACTAACAACAATAGCAAACCTTCCATTTCAATCACTCATTATAAGTTCTTATGAATTTCTCTGATAATACATCTTGCATTCTATATGCTTGTGCTTCCCATGGCTGCTTGTCATAGTCAGTCTTCGCATAGTTTCTATATTTTTTATCTTTACATTTCCAGTATTGAAGAGCACCGCCGCGTTGCACCAACGATTTAGTTGCATACTGCATAACGTGTACCATCTCATGACAAATAGTTTCAATAAATGCATACACACCATCATCAACATTCTCTAGAATGCCCTCTCGTGAAAGCCTGCCGTCTATTTCAATTTCATAACTTTTCTTTTCATCGCCTTCCCAACACCACCCGTATGCGCCATCATTAATTATGTTTTTGAGCCTACAAGTTATGAGTAGGTTACGATGACGAGGCAATAACTCTTTGATACAAAACCCAATTACTTTCTCAGCAAGTATCCTGTCTCGTTTTATGCCACCTGTTATATCTAGTATAATCAACGCACTACCATCCAACAACAAATCGCAATAACAGCAACATAAAGTATTTCTATAAGCATGACTACTCCTGTTGCAAATACGGAACGCATTCCAGTTGGAAAATAAAAAAGAAAATCATCTAGATGTTTCATTTACAAGTATTTATTTTGAATGATTACCACCAGCTATCGTAGAAAACATGCCATCCATCATCAATGGCCTTACGGCATTCCAGAATGGTACTCAATAGATATCGCTCATCCTCTTCTGTGAAGTCAAAAGAGCCATAAAAGAAACCACTCGCATCATACTCGCAAAGTTTATTATGTGCAACATCCTCTTGGAGTTTATCTAAGAGTTCATGAGTCATGTCAAGCGATACGCAATTAAACTCACCAGTATTGCCGAGTTCACGCCACTTTTCTTCCATCCAATTTTGAATGTGACGCCTCTTTGGGTGTGGGCGCCAGTAAGCAATCTCGACTACATCAACCTCATCAGTGTCGCCTGAAGTTAGGTTTCCATTACGTTTCATCATGTATTGGTCAAGACCCATTATAAATCATCTGGATTTATTTCACATCTTTCCTCATTATCGTAAGCTTTGATAATATTTTTATCTGTATCTTCAATCCAAAAATTATCAAGCTTACGATTTCTTTTTCTATCTGAAATTAAGTCATAGAATGCTTCTGTAATTTTTTCGAGTGATCTAAAAGCGGCTTCACGATTATTTCCATAACCATCTTCGTAAGAAATTAAATAATAACCTTTCATATTATATCTCCATTATTAAAATTGGTGCGCCCAGCAGGACTCGAACCTGCAACCCTCGGCTTAGAAGGCCGATGCTCTATCCGATTGAGCT